GTGTAGCTCTTGTAAATTCTTCTCCATATATAACGCGAAGTATATTAAGTAGTAAATCTCTAACTTGTTTTCTGTTAGAAACTTCAATACCAATCTCACGAAATACTTCATCGGATAACCCAACATTGTCAGGTCTGGTTAAATCTCTATCAGCAAGTCTTTGGTCCAAATACCTACCTTGAGCCGTAACTATATATAGAGAGTCATTAATGGCCTCTACATTGTCAATTAAATGACATGCACCAGTAGACAAAGAGTCTATGATAGCATCTGTATTCTTACCACGAATACTTGGATTTAAATAAGCTCGCAGCCGTTTTTTCGCTGCGTCTAAATCATCGGCCATTACTCAACCTTACTTACATCGATATCATTTACAATATCTAAGATGAATGGTTTTTCTGATGGATTAACTGCAATCACATCGTTATTTGGATCATACGCTGGAGAACTGATTGAAACAGCTTTAATACCAGGCACTGAATTTACTTGAGAAATAATATCTGAAATTGCAATTGATGTTCCAATCGGACTTGAGTTGATTAATGCAGCAATTGCATTTCTCACTTCTTCTGTTACCCTGGCGAAAGGTGTACCAGTATTAACTCGAACATTAATGGAAATTTCAATACGCTTAATCAAAGGAGGTTCTATAAAAATCTCAGCACCTGCGGCACCTACACCTGGATAAGTTGTAGTATCTCTTGGGTCTCCATAAACAATTTTATTAGATTCTGCAAGAAGCCCAGTGTGATATTTATAAGAGTCAAAGCCAGTTGTAGTTTGTTCAGGAAATTCTAGTTTACTCTGTGCAGTAATCAATACACTTGCAGGAGCATTGATTTTATTTGACTGACTTGTGCCTTCAAATACCAAACATGTTTGTAAAGCATTTGCTGGATTACTAGCAAGAGTTCGGATCTTTTTGTAGCCAGTATAGGCTGTGCCTTCTTCTGAATATACTTGAGTAAATAGATCATTAAGTTGAATCGGAACTGCAACTACATCTAAGATACCGTCTACAACAACTCTTGTTTTGGAAAGAGTTTCAACTACTGGATATATACCTTGGTTATTTGAACCCAGTACGTTTCCAGAAATTATAAAGTTATCTCCAGGTATTGTCGCATCATATTCACTAAATTTCATTGAAGGAATTTGAGCCTCAAGAACATCTCCGCCAACACCACTTACAGTGACAGCGGCTTCTGGAGTTGCAGCAGCATTTTGTAGTTCAATATAATTACTACCAGAATCTGCTACCATATAGTCGCCTTGATTGGCTGCAGCAAAAGCCGTACCAACTCTAACAACATCACCCATTCTAGCATTTTCTAAAGTAGGAGCGGTTCCAGCGGTATTCCATTCAATACGCATATTGCCTGGAACTGTTACATCAAATTGAGTTGTAGCATCAAAGCCAAGGCTTCTAAGATTATCGGCAATAACTACACGTTCTTCAACTGAAGAATTATTTTCAATATAAATACTATCTTCGTATCTGCGAATAACTCTGTAAATACCTTGGTTAAGATTAGCAAATGGACTACCAATCTCTACGGTATCTCCTTCACTAACTTCTGTATTAAAAGAAACATTGCCTATACCGATAGTAGTAGATGCTTCATCTACCCCATTTGTATTGGTTACGCTAACTGTAAGTCCATCGTCAGAAACACCTCTTACAATAAAGGTTCCATTGTTGGCTGCAGTTGCAAAACCAGTAATAGTCATTGAATCGCCAATTTGAGTTTCATTAAAGTTTCTACTACCACTTGTGATAGTATATTCAGTAGCTAAGAAATCATTATTGTAAAATACTGAGATATCTCCTACAGCTACATCATTAATATCTACAGACTTAGTAAAAAGAGGATTAGCGCCTGTAACACCATCCCATGAAATACAAACTAAAATACCCTGTTGTTCTACGTGAAAAGCTCGACCACGAGTTCTAGGTGCATTTCTAGGTTGACCGAAATATCTATCTGCAAGATCTCTATTACCAAGTTCAACAATAGAACTTGTAGGCAGTGGAGTATTTGGAGTTGCTGTGGCGTTAGTTGTAAAACTAATACCAGTTGATTTTCTTTGTTTATTACTAGCTTCTAGCTTAACTATACTTCCACCAGAAAAACCATTAAGGCCTGACTTACTAATAGTTGTTTTAGAAAAGTTAGTTCCGGCTATTACTTGTGTAACACCTACAACTTGTGTTTGGGCATTGTTACCTGTTCCACCTGAAACAAGAACTGCTCCGCCAGAACCTAATACATCTGTAGCAATTTGAAGCTGTCTATCTCTAGCAGAAGTTGTAACGTCACCTAAAGTTGTAATACCAGTTACTGCAAGTACTGATATGAAATCCCTTACCTGTGCAGTTGTAGTTGGTACCAATCTTATCTCTTCACCATCGTTAAAAGCATATGCGTCTAATGTATTAGTATTAAAGTTTGGAAGAACAAGAGTTCTTTTAAGTTCAAATTGACCATTTGGTGCAACTGCAGGGAGATCACTGGTATTAACCCAGTTAAGGCCATCAACTAACTGAACAAAATCTGTTCCAGAAGCAAAATTATTGTCTTCATAGGTACTTAAACCAATAACACCAGCGCCAGAAGTTCCATTATCGTCTAACACAGTTGCTGTAAAGAAATCTGAAAGATCACTAGCTATATAGTCGGCAACTTCTTGAGCAGTTGTATCTGAATTTTGATAAAGAGAAACAGTAGTAGTTGTAAGATTTGCTCTATTGATTTCTGCAACGCCTTCTCCATTTGGTCTACGAATAGTAAATGAAGTTGAATTGGCAAAAGAAATTCTATAAGTACCAGTGTTAGCCGGATTAAACTCACCGCTATTATTGATTGTCACATAGTGACCAGGCGCAAGAGTTGTCATTGTAGGGTCAGCACCTACGCTATTCCAAGAATAAGTAACTTCTTCAACACCAGCAACTGGAGTGTTTGGAGTAATAGTTACATCCCACTCTGTTGTTCCATCAATATTGTTTGTTACGGCTGCACCGGATTCTAAGATAATTCTAGTGTTTATTGTTTCACCGATAATTACTGTACTAGTGATAGATTGATTAGCTGCACTTGGATAGAAATATCCAACGCGATATTCTTCACCAGAACTACCCCAAACAGTTGATCTAAATAATACTGCATCTTCATTTGCTCCAGAATTTGGATCAATAGCATTTTTAGCCTGCATAAGAGCTTTATAGTTTTTAAAATCAAAATCAATTCCAAAGAACTGTGTGAATTCTGTAGTAGCACCTGCATCTGTATCATAAGCTCTAAATTCATCAGAATTTACTGGCATAGTTGCATTTGTAATTGCTCTTCTATAAAGTTTAATTGGAAATGTTTTATTTGCAGCATCGCTATCTAGAACTATAGTAAGATTATCGTTATGTCCGATATCAAGTGTGTTCAATAAATAATAGCGATCTCCAGATCTAACTCTGCGAATAGTTTTAGACTCGTCAATATCTATGGCTGTACCAGCGATATTGTCAATCAATACCTTTTCGTCTGCACCTTGAGCATCTAATATATAGCTTCCACCGTTTAAATAAGGATGTTGCATTGCGATAAAAGCATTTGGATCAACGCCAGCAACGTCTAAATCAAGTGTAGAGTCAAGGTTAGCAATAGATGTATTAGGTGGATCTGCAAATTGATCGCTAGTAAAGCTAGAATGGATAAATAAAGGCATTTCGCTACCAGATAAATCTGCAGTAACAAAACCAATTAAAGAATCATTTGATACGCCTAAATCACCAGTCTCGAAGTTTAAATTCTTAGCTGACTCATTAAGAGTGAGAAGCAAGAGGCTTCCGGTAATTTGCTTATTATTCGTAGAAAGAATAATAAACTCATCGTTTTCAGTGGTAGTGTTTACACCAATTAGTTGGTTTTCAATTTCATTTGCAATTTCACTAATTAGATAAGTGTTGGCAGCGATGTCTACTTTTTGTGGAGGTACTTCTGATCTCAAGAAAGCAAGACCTTCTAAAAAGATAACCGGACCTTCAGCAACTGCCAAGGCATATTCTGCAGAAGTA